GCACGCGTAAATTCATTACAAGGATAGGCGAGAACAGTTCTTCCGTCAACGTGAAAGACGTGACTATCGGGAATATGTCGAACACCTTTCCGTTCTGGTTTACACACTCAAGACGCATCACTTCAAACGATGAAGGCACGTCAGCCTTATCATTAGGAGATCCACCCTTGGGCGTGTTAGGATTTGGAACTGGATTTGTTGCCATGTTATCCGTTCAGGATTTTGAAGTATTCGGAAATAAAGTCGGCGATTCGGTCACGACGAATAACACGAATCTTCGTCTTACGCTCGTTGATGATTGACTCCTTGGCGTGATATGAAATGTATTTGGGCGTGACGATGTCAGGATTAGTAATGACGTCATATGCAGATACTGTCACGGGCCCTTGGTCTGTGTCTTCATAATATTCAGCAGGCGCTTTACGATATGAATCCCATGCCATGTTACGCATCTTTTTTTCGACGAAATCATATTGTTGCATAGGAACGTACTGTTTACCAAACGCGTAATCAGATTCTTCCTTTGCGATTGCTGCATTAATTTCAGCCTGTGATCCTGACGTGCTAAAGCGAGAAGGATCTATAATTGCAGACTCATCAAACTCAGCATACACAGCAATAGTTTTGTTGATGAAATCAACACGACCTGCATCACATGCATTCCATGAATCCGCTTCTGTTATTTCATCGAACGGATTTACCCATGAAAGGGTGAAGTAGGAGGACTCAAGGAATGTCTTGTTTGTTGGAGGCACACCCGACCCATCAACATTTTCAATCGTGTTCACGACTAACTGAAGTAACGCATTGTCGTATTTGAGGATCTTTGCGTGTATCGCTTTATTTTGAGAAACAAGTCGAAGATATGGAATGTAATCTTCCCAAAGGTGAATTAGCTGAACAAGACCGCTTTTATTAAGACCGTTGATATCAGTAGTGTTCTGCGGCTTGAATGTAATCGCGGAGTGTGGATCATACTCATCAACCATCATCCGCTCAAGTTGATTTGAGGATATGGGCCATGCGTTATTGATACCTGCACGTAAATCATTATTGATGATGAAGAAGGTCCAGTAGTAATTCGGGTTATCATATAAACGATAAGAAACGGTATCAGGCCGTTCGCCGTCTTGGATCTCGTGATACGTATAGTAGGTAGCGTTATTCGCATACACGTCATTCACGTCAACATTCTTGACGATGTTGGTAAGCTCGAGGAGTGAACCACGGCCATCCATGTTATAGTCAATGGTCGGAAATTTTGCGAAGAAGTTAGTAGCCATTGTTAGAATACGCTAGGATCGTTTTGTCTATTTGCTTTTGCAACTCTTTCATCTTCGGCGGCAGCCGCCGCTTTGTCAGCTTTAGCAGCTGACTCCTTGATCTTATCTGTTAATAGGAACGCGCGTTTGAAGTCGCCTTGTTTGAATGGGCGTTCCTTCAATGATTGAATGTCCGCGAGTGTTAAGGCACGAGATTCAATGAAGGTTAGTTGTATGTCAACCTCAACCGGAGAACCGTCCTCATGAAACATGTTCATCCCATCATTGTATGATGTTTGTAAGTTCGTCAAATAGGATTCAAAGATCTTCGGGATGTGTTTAATGTCAGTACCATTCTTCTTGAAGTTGATGTACCATGTTGGCGGATACTGCAATTGCAATGAATTGCCTTCAGGATAAAGACCTTCGCGGAATATGTCGATCATGTTTCGAATGATTACCGACTCTTCATTAGATACCGCGATAAGCTTAAATTGAAACGAGAATTGCCGTGTCGAGATTCCAGTGAACTCAGTGACGATGTTCTTGTTGAGAGTTGTTCCTGTTGCTACACCAACAGCTGCCCGATTCTCGCCCCCCAAGGTTTTAGAACCGAGAAGCCCGACGAGTGACCGCATGTTCTGTGGGACTGAATTACGGCCTTGTGTTAAGACATTCGAGAATGCGTCTGAAACGCTTTCAGACTTACCTGCATTTAGAATAGCGGCTCCACCAAAGCCTAGTTCTGAGTTATTGTATGCAGCCGAATCGCTGAACTGTAATGACTGAGGAATTGGAAGGACGATGTAATCTGCATTCCGTGCCTTAGTCTTCTTTGACTTAAACATAACAACAGGACGATCCTTTGCGTTGTTTGCGATTGAGGTAGGGAAGATGATCATGAGACGGGGATAAATACTTAAATCTATTTATATGCAGTTTAAGCACACACACCACTATGAAATTCTATCGCGGCAAGTTCCGTCCTGCTAACCCAGGCAAGTATGAAGGTGATTTCAAAAACATCGTCTATCGTTCAATGTGGGAGAGACAAGTCTTCCTATGGTGCGACCGAGAAACATCAGTGGTTGGCTGGTCATCTGAAGAGGTGATCATTCCATACCGATGTGCAACCGATAACAAGATGCACAGGTATTTCATGGACCTGAAGATCAAGTTCAAGAACGGCGACGTCTACCTCATCGAGATCAAACCCAAGAGCCAGACACAGGAGCCTAAGAAGCGGTCAAGAACAACGCAGAAGTACATCAACGAGGTGATGACATATGCAAAGAATCAGTCAAAATGGAACGCGGCTGCATCTCTATGCGAGCAACGAGGATGGCATTTCGAGGTTTGGACTGAGGATACGTTAAAGAAACTTGGTATCAAGCTGCTCACTTGACCTATAAATATAGTTGATGAAATCAGTTGCTAACACTTACTTTACTCGCATCGCGGCAAAGGCCGAGAAGGCAGGTATTAGGAAGAACACCGAGGAATCTCACAAGTGGTTCATCGACAATTTAAAGAACATCCGTAACATTTCACGTAAAGCATTGTTGAATGACAACGTGCTGACGACGAGGTCAAAACCATTGATCGGCCGTATGTTCATGTACTTCTATGATCCTAAGTACAAAGAAACACTCCCATACTATGACCAGTTTCCGCTAATCATAATGGTTGAACCTGCAAAGAATGGTTTCTATGGTCTTAACCTTCACTACCTTCCACCTCGTGTTAGGGCAGTGTTCTTTGACCGCCTTCTTGAGTATGCAAACAACAAGAAGCTGAATCCAAAGACTCGTCTAATGCTTACGTATGAGATGCTGTCGAGCACGCGTAAGTTGCGTGCATTCCAACCATGTTACAAGCGGTACTTGTTTGATCACATTGCATCAAAGGTAGTTGAAGTTCCGCCAACGGCATGGGAAGCGGCTCTATTCTTACCAACCGATTCGTTCGTATATGCTGACCGCCGCAAGATCTGGCGCGACTCACTTCCATTCCAAAAGTAATGACAAACCTCGACGCATTCAAGGCCGCAATGGCAAGACGCGGTGGCATATCAAAGGCCAACCGCTTCGACATGATTTGCACGCTACCGCCTAGCATCACAAGTGATGACCGAGGCCGTGACCTAACACTCATGTGTGAGTCCGCGCAGTTGCCTGGCAAGCAGATCACGTCAATTGAGTACTCGCTTTACGGTCATAACATCAAGGTTCCTACGGGATTCATTCAAGAAGACGTTACCCTTGTGTTTAACATCACGAACGATTACTACGCAAAACGAATCTTCGATGTCTGGCAAAACATTGTCGTCAACGGCACAACTTTCAATTTAGCGTATGATTCCGAATTCAAAGTTGACATTATGATTCGGCAGTTAAGCGACAATGATTCGGTTGTTTACACGACACACCTGCTAAGAGCATATCCTATCTCCGTTCAAGCAATGACACTTGACAATAACTCCGACTCACAAACTCAGAAGCTTACTGTCGTCATTGCATACGACGACTTCCGACAATTCTAATCACGATAAATTATAGTATGGCATTACCAACAATCGAATCACCAAAATACAGTGTCCGCCTTCCATCAACAGGCAAGACCATTGAATACCGCCCATTCCTAGTTAAGGAAGAGAAGGTCCTACTTATGGCGCAGGAATCAGGCTCGCCTCGTGAGATGGTCACGGCAATGAAGGACATCATCAAGGCCTGCACGTTCAACAAGGTTGACCCTAACGCCCTAACGTCATATGACCTGGAATTCATGTTCCTCAAGTTGCGTGCAAAGTCAGTTGGCGAAACATCGACGATCAAGATCAAATGCGATAAGTGCGAAGCGTTCACTCCTGTTGATGTCGACATCGACAACGTTACGCTCGACGTTCCTCAAGACAAGGTTAACATCATGCTGACCGACACCGTCGGAATCACGATGCGGCATATCCGTGTTAGAGACATGGGCAATCTGACAGACACAAAGGATCAGGGCGACCTAATCAATGACACCGTCATTGCTTCGATTGAATCAATCTTTGACGCAACGCAAGTGTATCCTACTGATACTGAAAAGAAGGAGGAACTCGTCAAGTTCGTCAACTCGCTCAACCGCGCGCAAATGAAGGAGATCGAAGCATACATCGCGAACACGCCCAAGGTATCGTGCGACGTTGCTTTCAAATGTTGTGGCCCAGAATGTGGTCATGAGAACAAGGTATCCCTAACCGGCATCCAATCTTTTTTCGACTAAGCCTCTCGCACGAGTCGCTGGTGAACTTCTTCCAGACGAACTTCGCGCTGATGCAGCATCATAAATACTCGCTAACCGAACTTGATAACATGATGCCGTGGGAACGGGAAGTATACGTCTCAATGCTAATCAATCATCTCAAGGAGGAGGAAGCTAAACACAAGAAATAATGGCAAGATATTCATCGATAAACGATTCTGGGATTACTCAAAT